ATTAATATTTTGTTCTGTTAAGTATCCTACTGCCATTAGTTCCATCCTTTCGGCATTGTAAAGTTAGCTCTACTAAATTCCATTCTATCAACTAACTTCACAGCGCCAGCAGTTCTATCTACTGCAACATAACCTTCTGGTGAAGTTACTCTATAACCATTTGAAGTTCTTAAAAAATGTCCTATACTTTTTATCTCATTCATTTTACTTATTAGAAAGTTTTTAGCATTTTGTAAAGTAACGTGAGAAGCAATAGCAAAATAAAGTGATTGTTTGTTTCTGTCTATAAATTTTAAATTTGTTTCTAGTATATCTTTATATTTATTTTTACCTGCATCTGTTTTTCTAGCATCTATTTCTGTTTGTAGTGTATTAATATAATATTCTCTAAACATATCTACTAAATTTTTTACTTTAGTCATATGACCTTGAGTATTACGAATATAATAATTAAAAAATGTTTTTAGTCTAAAACCTACTGACAATTGATCTGAAGTTGATTTTGACATTTCATCTAATATAGGACCAGCTTTTGAAAGTGAACCTTCTGCCATTCTTATTCTATTATCAAAAGTAGATAATTCTGATGATGTTAACTTTGCTGAACCTGAAACATCTCTATAACCTGCACTTGCTAAAAATACATTTGACGCTGTACCTTTTACTGTTCCAAAACCCGCTGTCATCTCACTTAATTTTTTACCTGAATATTTTGTATGAAAAACTATACCCATTCTAGCTCTACTAATTTTTCTACCTAAAGCTGAATCTGCTTGAACAGCATATGTAATTGTATTTGGCGTAAAAGTTATCATCTTTTCACCATCTATTGTTGCTGGTTTTAAATCTGATTTTTCAAATAAGAAATCACCTTGTAGTACATCTCTAATACCTAAACGACTTAATTCTCTTAATGCTACTGTTAATTTACTAACTAAACCACCTGTGTGATTTTTTCTTATATCACCTGTTGAATAATTGATTTTTGGATTTTTATTAAAGACGGCCTTTGTACCTACAAAGAATTTACCATTTTCTGGATTGATACCACAGATGATCGCTGGTGCGCCATCCCACTTAACAGTCATATTAACTTTTTGTGTAGAACGCCCTGCCAACATATTTCTAATTGATTTTAGAAAATTAATGGCATTTTTACCACCTTCAGAGCCACGATTTATAATATCATCTTCTAAATGCTCTAGGTGTGTATTTTTATCCTGTGTAATAAAACCTTTAAAACTAAACATTGCTCTCTCATTTGTTCCATAACTATAATCAACTTTTCCATATAAATCAAAATTTACTAATATTTATATGTTATTGTACTTGATAATTTTTTTGATTTGAGTTAATATTCATATTTGTTAAATAACCTGTTAAATTACCAGAAACTACATATCTATTACCACTAAATTTTTTTGAATTTACTTGATGCTTTAAATGCCCCTCAAACATTAAAAGTAAACCATTGTGTACTTTTATTTCAATTTCTTTTGAATCTTCTTGTGGAAAAGACAATCCAGGAGCATTTTGAGGTACATCTACATAGTAAACAAATGACCACAATGATGGCCAATGATCGTGTTTGAGCGTGTATTCTTCACTTGTATAATTCATTCCCCATAAGTTATTTAAAATTGGTTCTATATTAGCATTATATTTTTCTTTTGAAACCATTTGACAAATTTTTAAAACTTTTACCGCTAAAGCATTAAATCCTGGATTATCCCACATTTTCCATTCCGTCATTTGTGCTTTAACATTTGTGTTTTTATTTTGTCTATCACCGTACTCATCAATAACTTTTTTTATTTTTCTATCCATATCTGGTTCATTCAAAACACATTGATATATTGATAAGATAGATTTTACTTCAAAATCTTTTTTGATTAAATTCTTGTCCATAAAAATTTTGGTATACCACCATTTTGTTCCCACACTCTATTTTTATTTTGAAAGTCTATAAACTTTTGTGCGTCTTCTTCAAAAAAATATTCTGAAATTACATTCTGTGTTGGTTTCTCTAAAACTTGCCATATTATACTTTTTTTCTTTTTTTTCATACGTTTAAAATATGACAACTTATGATATTCTTTATCGTGCTTAGGTCTTCTGTCACCTCTATGAAATTTTACTTTTTGTTTTTTAGCCATTATCTTAATACCTCAACATCACTTTCAGTTTCTATGACAACTCTTGCACCACAGTTAAGAATAGGACGATCATTACCACCATAGACAACTTTACTAGGGCCTTTGACCAATACTTCTTTACAATAGGTGTTTGTAGTTCCTTTTTTAATTGTGATAACAGGTTTGTCTTCATTGTTCTTTTTGTTACTCCTTATGACGTGTTGGTTAACGTGAATATATGTTTTTTTTGTTTTCATTTAAATAATCTATTCTTTCATTAATAAAACTATCAGTCATACTATTTCTAATTCTTGTGGCTGGAAATCTATTATCTTCTGGTTCTATTCCATTCAAAAAAAGTAACATTGTAAGTCTTTCTTCATTTCCTGGTAATCCATTCGAGCAATGATGTTCTGGTCCACTGTAACATATAATTCTATTGTAAACATTTCCTATTCTAATAGTTTCATCATAATCACTATTCCATTCTCTTAACTTTTTTTTATAAGTTTCTTTATCAACATTATCACCTTTTACAAACATATGTTTATAATGTTGTCTTTGATATGGTAAAAATGTTTTTCCTTTTTTTAAAGAAAATATAGATGTTCCAGAATCCATATCATTTATACCAGGATTTAAATAACATACAGCTGCTAGTTGAAAATTGTCATCTATATGAATCCAACCTTTATCTAAATCTTTATCACCTAAAAATTTATGTTTGTGAAAATGTATTTTACCATTTTGCCATTTTAAATTTTGATAAGCAAAATCAGAAAAAATAGATAGTATTTTTGTCATTATTGCTACATACAACTCATTGTCAATAGTATGTAAACTTTCTGTTCTTTCGCCAGGCCAACTACCAGTCGGATCAGGTTTGTATTCTAAAGATAAAGCATATTCCCTAATCTTATCAGGATTGTCAAAAAAATTATCAACAACAGCAGGAAAATATAATTTATCTATTTTTTTCATTAAAAATATTTATTTAACATTTCTATTTCATCATCATATTCAGCAATAATCTTTAATTCTTTTTCAATTGTTTCAAGTGTATCTGGATGCTCAGCAACACCAGCAGTCTTTTGTAACAATACTTCTATATTTGCTTTGTGTTTTTCTATATGTCCTTTAGCATGTGCTTTTAGAGCTTCTATTATTTGTTCTCGCATTTTTTCTCCTTTTTAATTATCTTGTTATTATATCAAAAGATAATATTCTTTTTTTCTTGTTTTCAAAATTAGGAACTGTATAATGTTTTATAAATTTTGGTACGATAATCATAGTTCCTTCACTTACTCTCAAAAAATTTATATCAGTCATATCTGTATAAAAATTATTCCAGGGTTGCATATAAAATGTATTTGGCGAATCTTTTTCAAAATCTAAATATACTATTCCACAAAAACCTATACTACCGTGATTGTGTGGAATATGAAAATCATCTTTTTCATATGTTACTGACCATATATCTGTTACTTTAATTTCTTTTTGAATATCTGCTTGAAATTTTATAATTTCTTCATTAAAAATATTCATAAAACCACTAGCTAAACCTTCTCTATTGTATTGTCTATTTGTAGAAAAATTCTGTCCTGGTTTTTTATCTTCTGGAAATGCCTCTAATATATTTGTTATTTGTGTCTTTTTATCTTCCCAATGATTACACTTGGATTCCATCCAATATGGAATTGTAAATAAATTTGATCTAAACATTTTTACCCCTATAATTTAAAATCCGAAAACTTGTCATAACTACTTTTTGGATTTATTGTTTCTTTTTGATGGTTACCATCAACTATATTTTGAGCATTATTAGAAACATCATACAATTTCATTTTAGCCCTATCCACACCTACTATAAATGCTCTATTTGTACTAGGGTCATTGTATCTATTTTTTAATTGTTTAATTTTAATTTGTCCTAATGCTTCTAATTCTTCACTTGATATTAAAGCAAACATAAAGTCAGCAGTCGCAGGTAAACCAAATGATTCAGATGTATCTTCTAAACCTATATCTGTACTTACGAAACCTGTTCTTGTTGTTTGTGTCGCACTAAAGATTGGCACATTAAACTCTACTGCTAAGCCTCTTAATTCTTCAGCAATTGCTTTAATGTAAAAGTATGATGATATATTACCACCTTTAAATCTACTTGACGCACAGATGTTTAAATAGTCAATAAAGATAACTTGTGGTCTAAATGATTTCTTTAATGCCAATTCATTAAGTAAACTTCTAAAGTGACCACTATGTGCTGACGCAGTAGGATATTCTTTAATAATTAATTTACCTTTTGTCTTGCCTTCTAGTTTAGTCATTTTATCATCATATAATTGTTTTGGCATAACGTGTAAATCGTCAATTGATACGTCCATTAGATTAGCGTCAATTCTTTCAGCAATTCTTTCTTCAGCCATTTCTAAAGTTATGTATAATACATTATGTCCTTGACTTAAAAAGCTAGAAGCACAATGACACATAAACAACGACTTACCAACACCTGTACCTGCTAAAGCAATATTTAACGTTTTGGTTGGAACACCACCTTTAGTAACTTTGTTTAAATAACTTAAATCAAATTGATAACGTTTTTCTTTTGTATGGTACCAATCAAATCTACTTTGAGCATCATCAATGTAATCGTGTCCTATGTGATTATCAAATGAAACTGCCAGGGCATCAGCAAGAATACCTGGAATTGCCTCTGGTTGTTTTTCTTTATCTTTGCCATCTAATATTTTAATACCAGATAATACTGCATTATGTACTGCTCTATCTTTACAAAATTTTTCTGTTGTATCAACTAACCATTGTAAGTCAACTTCTTCTTTGTGTAATAAATTAATTAAATCTTTTACTGCAACAAATTCTTCTTCGTTTAAATCTTTTCTTCTATCAAGTTCTATTATTAAAGTTTCTTTAGTGGGATTGTTATTGTACTTTTCAACAAAACTTTTTATTTCATTAAAAACAACTTTTTCAATTCTACTTGAAAAATAATCTTCTTTGAAAAAAGGTAAAACTTTTCTAGTATAACCTTCATTATATAAAAAGTTTCTTAATATAGTTATTTCAATTTTTTCGTTATTTAAAGTCAACTTTCCCACCTTTTAATTGTTCATCTAATACTTCTATTAAAATATCACCTATGACATTAATAAATTCTTCACTCTCTGTATCAACATTACTTGGATTACGAATAACATCATAATCAAACTTCATAGGCATTTTACCATCAGCATTTTCTTCTTTACCAAAAGCAACTTTACCATATCTATATATTACACCATTAAATTTTTCATCTAATAGTTTAATACTAGTAAATTGGTCGCTATCTTTTTGAACAAAAACGTAGTTTTTATTCTTCTGATTCTTCTGATCCGTAGCTGAATTTTCGTTTTGCGATTTCATCTATCTTGTCTAATACCTCTTTTGTAAAATATTTCTCAGGGTCGTCATTGATGTTCTTACCAAACACTTTTGAACCGTCTGGCATTTCATATCTTGTTGACACTTTCTTAAAGATACCGCCTTCTTCAGCGAGTTCAATAAGACCATAATATTTGTCTAAACCTTTTTTGTAAGTTAGTTTGACATCTATTTGTGCGTTTTCTTTTGTTAACCTTGATTTATAATTTTTACAATGAATAATATTACCAACG